CAGACCATTAATGTAAGTGCTGGCGTGTCTCAGACAGTTCGCGCTGAAATGATGTCTTTGCTTCCAAGGTTCAAACAGGATACTATGGCGGCAGTCGTTGACGCTAAACGTCGCGGCGGCTCATTCGGTCAAGCATTTGGATAAGAACAATGACGCTAATAACAATGCCATCAAGTCCAGCCTTTCAGAAATCAGACTGGGGCATTCGTCGTGCGGTAGCTGTATCTGAAAGCCCATTTAGCGGTGCGCAGCAAACGTATAAGTATGCAAGGGCGCAATGGTACGCGACATTATCTTTGCCGCCTATGAAGCGCGACCAAGCGGCTGCATGGCACGCTTTCTTTCTTCAATGTGAAGGCAGGGCAAATACATTCCTTTTAGGCGATCCAGATGCGACAACAATAATCGGAACAGCAACATCCGCTACGGTCGCCGCGTCCGCATCGGTCAATGCAACGTCAATTTCTTTGACTATTGGGTCAGGAAAGACGTTGAACGCTGGAAGCTATATCCAATTAGGCACAGGGGCAAGTAGCCGATTGCATATGGTTGTTGATAATAACACAGGCAATGGCGCAGTTACTATTCAGCCGCCTTTGAAGTCTGCGATTACTACAAGCACGACAGTAACGATGACAAATGCAAAGGGCGTTTTCCGCATGGACAGCAATGACCTTACATGGTCAGCGAATGAAATATCTGTTTACGGCATAACCTTTTCATGTACTGAGGTAGTCTAATGAGTAGAGCAATCAATGGGTCTTTATTGAGTGCGCTTACCGCCGCAAGTGTTGAACCATATCTTGCGATCAAATTAGATTTCGATACTGACCCAGTTTATCTTTGGTCTGGCTATGGCGACAAAGATATTGATGGTAACACTTATCTTGGCGCTGGTCACCTTCTTGGCGTTTCTGGACTTGACGAAGTTAATGACCTGTCTGCCAAATCAGTTACACTTACGCTATCTGGAATGAATGATACGATTTTACAGATGGCACTGACGGAAAACTATCAGCGCAGATCATGTACGATAAAGCTGGGAGAAATGGGCGTTGCTGATACAGTGGTGTTATTTGAGGGCTACATGAACACCATGTCTATTTCAGACGATGGGACAACCAGTAATATTTCCTTAGTTGTTGAAAGCAAGTTAATCAATTTGGAACGTGCAAGCAATCGTCGATATACTAACGATAACCATCAAGCGCGTCATGCGGGAGATACTTTCTTTGCGTATGTAGCAGACCTACAAGACAAGGAAATAATATGGGGCAGAGAGAACGCTTAAATGATTATTTGGAAAGCGTCCGCAATGTCAATTTCCAATGGGGCAAATTTGATTGCCTAATATTCACTAACAATGCGTTTAAAGCCATGTATGGCGAAGGCTGGGCCGATGATTGGCTTGGCAGATATATGGACGGGGATCGGTTCATTAGCAGATCAGAATTACGCAAGGAATATAAACATAGCACCTTTGTCCCTGCGGTAGATAAAAAACTAACCCGCATTAATTATGTTCCCCCGCTTGGCGCTTTGGTTGCATCTGATATAGAGCAGCGATTTGCTATTGGGTATGTTCTTGGCGTATCGGTTGGAAGTAAGGTATGCTATGTTGGCAAAAGCGGCCTAGTCTGGCGACCATTTGAAACTGTAACCTATTCATGGATTAAGCAATGAAAAACAACATACCATATAATGTTTTGGCTAATCGTGCTAATGATTGGGATAGAGTGCCACGCGGCCCAATGGCTGCGGCATTAGGTGGTGCGTTAGGGCTTTCAACGACAACGCTATTTGGCGGCAGTGCGATTACTCTATTTGGCGGAACAGCCTTTGCAATGACGTTAAGCACTGCGTCGGTAATTGGAACATTGGTTATCAGTGCCGTTAGTAGTTGGGCTATGAAAGCACTGATGCCGAAAATGGATTTTGGCAGCGCTACTTCGTCACAAGGTCTATTGGTTAATTCACGGGAAGCTACAGGCCCACAACATTATGTTTATGGCAGAGTTCGCAAGGGCGGCACTGTTTCTTATTATGAAAGCACTGGCAGTAATAATAAATATCTGCATCAAATTATTGTGCTTGCTGGGCATGAGATAGAAAGCGTTGACAACATATATCTAAATGATGATGTCATTGCTTTGGACAGCAATGGATTTGTTACTGATGATCGATGGAAAGACGATAGCGGAAATTCAAAAGTTCGTATTTATTATCACCTTGGCAACCAAACACTAGCTACGGATAACTTTGCTAATGTTTCTGGCAAGGATCTTGCCAATACTCTAATTGCAGAAAGCGAACTTACAGGCGATGATGCCCTTGATAGCAACTTCAAGGGGGCTGGCCTTGCCTTTATGTATGTACGTTATGAATATGAAAAAGACGTATTTGCGAATGGCGTTCCTACTATAACAGCTGAAATTGAAGGCAAGAAAGTCTTTGACCCACGAAATGTCAACCATGTCTCCAATGATCCAAGCACATGGGCGTATAGCAACAATGCTGCATTGTGCATTCGTGACTTCTTGGTTTCTGAATATGGTTTAAATGATGACAACATTGACGAAACAAGTTTTGCCGCCGCCGCCAATGAATGCGACGAAGATGTTACAATCTATTCCACTACTACAGAAAAGAGATATACACTTGACGGTGTTGTAGATGCCAGCCGTCCTGTTGGCGGGGTTTTGGGCGATATGGTAACATCTTGCGCTGGAACATTGTTCTACGGCGCTGGCAAATGGATGCTAAAGGCTGGCGCATATACTACGCCAGTAAAGACATTTACCGATGATGATTTTCGTAGCGGTATTGCGTTAGATACTAAAGCATCAATGCGGGATACGTTTAACGCAGTTCAAGGCGTATACGTTTCAAAGGATAACAATTATATTTCGTCAGATTACCCACAAGTGAGTGATGCTACATATCTTTCCGCCGACAATGGTGAAGAAAGCATATTGGATTTACCGTTGCCATACACCACAAGTGTGTACGCTGCTCAACGCCTTGCTAAGTTGACGTTATTGCGTGGGCGAAAACAGATGGTGTTTAACGCTGATTTTAGCACTGAGGCTTTGGAAGTTGAAGTTGGTGACATTGTTCAAATAACACATGCCAGATATGGATTTTCAAATAAGACTTTTGAGGTTTTGAGTTGGCAGCTTGGCGTGAGTGATGGCGGCGGACTTATAGTTAAAATGACGCTGCAAGAAACTGACAGCGCTGCATTTGCATGGAATACAGCGGATGCCAGTGGCCCAACGGTTAAGGCTACGATTGTTCCATCAGTGGAAAACAATGCTGCTGTAGGCCAAGTAACTGCAACGAATACAGGGTATATTGATGGCGATGGAACATTTGTTAGCAGACTTACATTTGATTGGCCCGATGTTGTCGGTGGCAACTTTGACCATTATGAATTTGACCACAAGCTATCAACAGCATCAACATATGAAACAGTAATAACAAGCAAGAGTCTTGTTTCACTTACTGGATACAAAAAGAATGATACGGTCAATTATAGGATTAGAACTGTTAATGCGTCAGGCGTTGCTGGCGCATACACAAGCGTCGGATCAATAATTGTTACAGGAGATACCACTGCACCAAACGCACCAACAGGATTATCTGCTACAGGCGCATTTCGTGCGGTATCTTTAGAATGGACCAATCCTACTGTTTCTGACTTTTCACATGTTCAAGTGTGGCGAAGCACATCATCAAGTAGCGCAAGCGCTACAAAGATTGCTGAAACATCTGCAAATTATTATGTTGATGCCCCATTGTCTGGTGGCGTTACATATTATTACTGGCTAAAGTCTGTCGATTTTTCTGAAAACGTATCTGGATTTTCAAGTGGAGCAAATGCCGCTGGTTCAAATTTAAGCGCGTCAGACATACCAGAGGGTGCGATAACTGAGACAAAAATTCTAGATGACAGTATCTCAACAGCTAAAATTCAAGCGAACGCGATCAGTGCAAATCAACTGGCCGTCGATAGTGTTACGGCTGGAGCCATTCAAGCTGGAGCCGTAACGGCCGCAAAGGTAGCGGCGGATGCTATCGATGCGGAAAAGATTAATGTAACATCCCTGAGCGCTATATCAGCAAATATGGGTACGCTAACTGCTGGCAACATTCAACTTGGAAACCTTACTGTAAATTCTACTAACATGATCCCAACTGGCGGTGCTGGTTTCCGATTGGAAGGCGATGGCGACCTAGCGTTTGGCACAGTGGAAAATCATATGGCGTTTGACGTCAGCACTGGTAAACTTACCATTCAAGGTGAAATTGTAAATATCCGCGATGATGCAATAGAGGCTCAAGTTGCTGGCATGAGGATATTTGACCTTGCTGGAAATTATACATTAACTAATGCCTTTACTGCTGGATGGTACACATTCGCCTTAGTAGGCGGCGGCGGTGGTGGTGGAGGTAGCTATACCTATAACAATAACAGTTTCAGTACTAGCGGGTCTGGAGGCGGGGCTGGCGGGATGGCTATTTGGACCATGTATATGGATGGCGTTTCTACAGTAAACGTAACTCTTGGCGCTGGCGGCGGTGTAAATTTTGGATACGGTGGTGAAAACATAGGTAATGGTAATGCTGGTGGTGCGTCTAATTTTGTATATGGAAACAGTACTATAGCAACTGCAAATGGTGGCAGCGGTGGTATTGGTGGCAATAATAATATTG